AAAATATTTTGTGACACGGCTCCCGTTATTGGAACTGGTGACATTGGATATGAAGTTGGAACATCCTCTTCTGGAGCACAAATTGTTGCTGCTGTAGCAGATGAAATCTTAGATGGCGGTACAACAGTTGTTGTACACAACGTAACATTGACAACTCTTGTTGTGCAGACACAAAGCGGAACGACAGCTCCAGCTTCTGTTCAGTATACAGACACAGAAAGAACTATCTATTGCAACATCACTAATACAGTTGATGCGACAACAGCAGGTTCGTTTACGTTTATTATTGAGTACGTTCAAATTGCGTAATTAATCTGGTGGGGTTAACGCCCCACCCATAATTTATAGGAGATTAATATGGGCGTACAAACAGACGTACAGGTCAAATTTATAGCTGACGAAAATGCGGCTGATCCTGATCGATTAGTTACAGCAGCTAGACCAAACACATCAGCAACTATGGCAGCGACTACCTTTGTAGGTGGTGGGGCTCGAAATGTTACTGTTACAACTACAGGTACGGGAGACAACGCAAAAACCTGCACCATCACTGGGACAGATGTTTTCGGTAACGCTATGACAGAAGTCATAACATCCACAGGATCTGCCGAAGCCGTTGCAGGGGCAAAATTATTTTTAACTGTCAGCGCAGTGGAATGCTCTGCCCAATATGCTGCAAACATTACAGTCGGGTCAGGCTCACTATGTGCCAGTGAAGTAGCTGGTGGTGGTCGCACGCGATTGAAAGGCTATTCAATTGTCTCCGCTGGAACGGCAGGGCTGGTTGATTTCTTTAATGGTACGCCAGACAGTGGCACTACCATATTCAAGGCACAAACAATCGGCACAGATAATTCAACCGTGGACAACACCATCCCAGACGAAGGTATGCTGTTTAAGTCTGGTTTGTCTGTTAAATATACAGTCGCCACGGTTGTATTAATGAATGTCTTTTTCGCATAGGGGTTTTAAATGGCAACTTCAGGAACCGTAGCCTTTAAACCAGACGTTGAAGAAATAGTCACCGAAGCGTTTGAGCGTTGTGGCCTAGATCCACAAGTTCAGACAGGTGATAGGGCTGTGTCTGCACGGCGCAGCCTTAACCTACTCTTCTCTGAGTGGGCAAACAGAGGGATTAACTACTGGGCATTGTCTCAGAACACTTTGACGCTCGTAGACGGCCAGACAACGCCCTACACGCTGCCAGCAGGTACTATTGATATTCTAGATGCCGTGATCCGCGATAGCTCTGGGACAGATACCTCTGACCAGATCATTAATCGTGTTTCTATTTCTGATTATAACCAATTGCCAAATAAAACATCTAGCGGAAAGCCAAGCCAGTATATGCTGGACAAGCAAATTACCCCAGTTTTATATCTCTGGCAGATCCCAGATAGGACAACCTACAGCATAATCTACTGGGCGATTAATCAACTTGAAGATGTTACAGCGTCAAATCAAGACGCTGACATTCCATATCGATGGAACGAATGCATCTGCGCTGGATTGGCAAGCAAATTGTCAATAAAATTTGCAAACGAAAAATTTACATTGCTGAATGAAATGTACGAACGTGCATTTAATTTTGCAGCTTCTACCGACAACGATGGTGTAAGTCTGAGGATTCAGCCAACCGCGCTGAACTTATCTTAATGGCGAAATACGCAAGAGGAAAAAAATCTTACGCGATCAGTGATCGATCTGGAATGCGTGTCAGATATACGAAGCTCAAGACCACTTGGGATGGCTTGCGCGTATCGCCAGAAGATTGGGAGCCAAAACAACCGCAGCTCACGCCGGCAAAGAATGTTGTGGACGCTACTGCACTCTTTAATGGGCGTCCAGACAACGATCCAGAAAACGTAGTTGTCTTTATTGGATTTACACAAGACTGGACAATAGATCCAAGATTGCTGCCGCCAGTGGGCGTACCTGCAATCGGTAATATTGGTAATGTAGTTATTGAAACAAATAGTATACTGAGCCCATCAGGCACAGGCGGTACGGGTGCGATTGGCACTGAGACACTAGAAATGTCAATTGACGAAGCTGGTGTGGCTGGCACAGGCGCAACTGCTGACGTATCGGTTATTGGCCTTAAAGGTGTGTCTGGTGTATCTGGAACGGGCGCAGTCGGCGTAGAAGCCTTGAGCCTATCTATCGATGAAGCTGGAGTAGCTGGCACGGGTGCAGTTGGCGCCGAAGCATTAGAGCTAACAATCGCAGAAGCTGGCGTGGCTGGTACGGGAGCCGTAGGAAACGAAAGCATATCTATAGATGAAACTTTCTGGGGTTCTGGCGATTGGGGCGAAGGGACATGGGGTAACTAAATGAATTACACAACTTTAGTCGCAAACATTCAGAACTTCTTGGAAGACGATTCCACAGAGCTGACGGCGTCAATTGACCAGATTATAGATCAGGCAGAAGACATGATCTTTCAGCGCCTGCCAAACTTGCCGTGCTTTCGGCAATTAACTACTGCAAATATGGTTGCAGGAACTGCAAGCTACACAGTGGCAACTGCTAGGATGATCCGTCAGGTTTCGATTACAGTATCAAGCAACGTGTCTTATCTAGATCACAGGCTGGATTCATATCTGCGCGATTACTGGCCTAACGGCTCCACGCAGGGAACCCCACGAATGTATAGCACCAAAACTGCTACAACTTCGGGTACAGTAATTACCTTGGCCCCAACACCTAATTCAACTGACAGCTATCAGGTAGACTTTATAGCACCAGAGACTGGGCTAAGTTCTAGTAACGCAAATACATGGATTGGCGACAATGCAGAAAACGTGTTACTATCCGCGTGTCTTTATGAGGCATCAGCGTTTCTCAAGGCTGGAGAAACATTGGCGCTTTACAAGACACAATTTGACGAAGCACTGCAATTGTTTGTACAAGAGATGCAAAGAGATTACGCAGCAGAATATAACGGAGGTCTATAATGGCTATTACACAAGCAATGTGTACACAATTTAAAAGAGATGTAATGCTTGGGCTGCATGATCTTGACAGCGACACAATTAAAATTGCCCTATTTACAAGTTCAGCGTCACTAGGTGCAGCTACCACCGCATATGCCTCAAGTGGCATTAACGAAGTGGCTAACGGTGGTGGATACACTACTGGCGGCGTTACATTGGCAAACGCCTCTGTAATTACAAATAGCACTAGCGGATGTTTTGACAGCGATGATCCTGAGTGGACATCAGCAACATTCACGGCGCGTGGCGCAATGATTTACAATGACACTGAAAGCGATTTGGCAATCGCAATCTTAGACTTTGGCGGTGACTTCACAGTGGCTGGTGGTACATTTAAAATCGTCTTCCCAGCGCAGACTGCCTCTAACGCAATAGTAAGGATCGACTAAAATGGCTTCAACCTATGTAAATGACCTACGCCTTAATGAGATGGCAACTGGCGATGCGTCAGGCTCATGGGGAACAGTTACCAATACAAACCTTGAACTGATTGGCGAGGCGCTGGGCTATGGAACTCAGCAGGTGTTTGGCTCAGATGCCAATGCCACGACCACTGTCGCAGACGGTGCGGCTGATCCAGCACGGGCTATGTACTTTAAGGTTACATCCGCTGGCAATTTAACAGCTACAAGAACAATGACCGTGGACCCCGATACCGTCAGTCGTTTAATGTTTATTGAAAATGCCACCAGTGGCTCTCAATCAATTGCAGTAAAGCAAGGCTCTGGCGCGGGCGCTGCGGTAACTATCCCTACTGGACAAACTAAGGCTGTTATCCTACCGGGTAGTGGCTCTGGCTCAATCGTTCTAGACGCCTTCGCCGCGCTGTCCGTTGTGGACTTAAATGTCTCAGGTGCTGTTGACATTGATGGTGCTGTGCAAATTGACAATACTGTAAGCGTAGGTGTTGATGACACAGGCTATGACGTTAAGTTCTTTGGCGATACTGCGTCAGCATTTATGCTTTGGGACGCTTCGGCAGATGATTTAATTCTTGGCGGTGCTGCGGGGCTTTCTGTTAACAGTGCTGCCCTCGTAACAGGCGTCCTGACCACCACGGCTGCGACTGTGTTTAATGGTGGGTTTGCTGCTAATGAAATATCTACAATTACAGACGCTACTAGCTTTTCCGCAGGACTTTCTATCATAAACACAGCAGACGTTCACGGTAGTGTTATTGCTTTTTTTAACAACAGTTCATCTCCAGCAGATAATGATTATCTTGGAGGTTTAATTTTTAAAGGCACAAATAGTGCGGGTGGTACTCATTCGTATGCTAAAATATTTGGCATAGCAACGGATATAACAGACGGTACTGAAGACGGATCATTAACTTTTGAAACAGGTGCAGACGGTGCAAATACCCAAGTTGCATTAACTTTAACAAACACACAAGCAACTTTTATTGGTCAGATTAACCTTAGTGATGACAAACAAATTAATTGGGGTGACGGTACTACGGCTATCGGGGGTGATGGATCAAACGAAGAACTAAAGTTTTTTACAAACAATGTTCTGACTTACACAATACCTTCTGATGGATCAATGTTTTCCACTACATTAGGTACATCCAACTTAAGACTTGGTGTAAACGCAGGTAACTCAATAGCCTCTGGTGGTAACTACAACGTCTGTATAGGCGATGAGGCTGGAACTGCTTTGACTACGGGTGATAACAACGTAGCTATAGGTTTCAGAGCCTTACAGTCAGAAGATGGTGATGGAAACAACATTGCTATTGGGGCAGATGCTCTGCAAAATTTAAATGCAGGGGCAACTGGAAACAACGTAGCCATTGGAACTAATGCTGGAAATGACCTTACAGACGGTCTTCGCAACGTAATTATTGGTTCTATTGCAGGAGATCAAGCAACCACCATAGATGACTGTGTAATTATTGGATATAACGCTGGCGGTAATGCCGCTATGACAGGCCATGATAACGTCCTTATTGGTAAGGATGCAGGGCAGGAAATGGCTGCGGGTCAAGCAAATATAATGATAGGCCGAGATTCTGGGCAAGCTACAAGTTCTGGTCACAGTAATGTTGCTATAGGAGATCAAGCCTTAGCCACAAACATAGACGGTGACGGTCAGGTAGCTATTGGATTTGAAGCATTAACCACCTCTGAACCTGCTAACGGGCAAACTTACAACGTAGCTGTTGGTTATCAGGCAGGTAAGGGTGTAACAACAGGACACACCAACACTATGATAGGTGGACTTACTTGTCAGGCTGCTCTTACTGGAACCGCTAATGTTATTATAGGAACTGAGGCTGGTAACGATTTAACCTCTGGCTCATTAAACACCTTCGTTGGTGTTCTTGCTGGGGATGCTACTGACGATGGTAATGAAAACACAGGAATAGGGTATAAGGCTTTATCTGCAAATTGTGGCGCTGGTAATACAGCTGTAGGTTCAGGATCAGGTAGACTTGTTACTGGGGCAGCAAATACTACTATGGGAGTAAGTTCAGGCTATGAACTTACTAGTGGTAGTAACAACCTTATTTTAGGTCAAGACGCAGGGCGTTCTACTAGCCCCGGTGGTGCTATAGATACAGCCGGCAATACTATAACTCTAGGCAATAATAGTATTGATACTGCTAATGTAAAAGTAGATTGGACAATACCATCAGACCAACGTGATAAGACAGACTTTACTGCGTTAGATATAGGGTTAGACTTTGTTAAGGCACTTAACCCAGTTACATACAAGTGGGATCAACGATCTGACTATGGCGATCAAGACGCAGATGATTGGAGTTTGTCGGATCAAACACCTGACGGTACGCACAAAAAAGATTGGTTAGACCTTGGATTTAAAGCTCAAGAAGTTGAAGCATTAGAGATAGCAGCAGGATATAATAAAGCTAATAAAACAAATCTAACAATTTCACTTAACCCAGATGGTGAACAGTATGGAATGAGGTACAGCAAGTTTGTACCAATCTTAGTCAAAGCAATACAAGAACAGAACGCATTAATCGAAGCACTTACTGCCCGTGTAGCAACATTGGAAGGATAAGATATGGCAATTACATTTACATGGTCCGTCAAAGACTTGCACAAAGTCACAGCCACAGGTGCAGTATATAGAGTTGATTGGTCTTGCAGTGGCGTAGATGCTGACACTGAGGTAAGCCACAGTCGGTCAGGACAGTATATGCACACAGCTTCTGTTGATGTACCACAAGTTACAGAAACAGTTCAAGATGATGATGGTAATGATGTTACAAGAGAGGTAACCTCTGCATATACAAAAATTGTACAGGCTACACCTGACCACACGGCATCAGGGTTCACACCATACGCAGACTTAACTGAAGCAGACGTATTAGCTTGGTGTAAGGCTGACGGTGTAGGTGCATCTAATGAAGCTCTTATAACGTCTAACATCACTAACAAGATAGC